CCCTCGACGCGTATTTCTGTCGGGTTTCAAAAAACTGGAGTCCCGCATGGGGAGTAGAGGTCCGACGCCTGACCCGAAGAGCCAGAGATCAAAGGCCGGCCGAAACACGATGACCCGGAGTTCCCCGGCCGTCGTGCCGGTCGGAGGCGTCGCCGTCCCCGCGAGCGTGCAGCTCGTGCCGGCGGCCGCCGCGTTCTGGGACCGCGTCGCCCCGACGCTGATCGCCGACGGCCGACTCGTCCCCGAGCAGGCCGACGCGTTCGCGATCCTGTGCCGGCTCCACTCCGAGATCCGCCTCCTCGAGGACCAGGTCCTGGCCGAGGGCTTCGTCACCGCGACCGACAAGGGCCAGGCCGCGAGCCCTGTGGCGAAACTGCTCCGTGACTCGCGCCGCGACTTCGTCACACTGGCGAGGGACTTCGGACTGACGGCAGCCGCTGCCGCCCGTATCCCGCAGGATCCCAAGAATGGCGAAGAAGAAGACGACCCCGAAGCCGCGATCCTCGCGAAGCTCTCCGTCCGCGGGTAAGCCGCTCGACCCGAAGAAGCGGCCGGAGTATCTGCCAGGCTACAAGTGGGACGAGGACGCGGCCCAGGCCCCTGTCGACTTCGTCCAGGGGCTGTGTCGACACCCAGACGAACGCGGCGGAGACCCGAAGCGTATCGAGCTGATCGAGTGGCAGGCCGAGAAGGTCCTTCGTCCGCTCTTCGGCTGGCGTCGCCCCGACGGCCGCCTCCGGTTCCGGCGGGCCGGGATCTTCGTCCCGAAGAAGAACCGAAAGTCGAGCCTGATGTCGCAGCTCGCCCAATACATGGCGACCTGCCACGCTCCGGCCCAGGACGTGTTCCTCGCGGCGAACGACCGCCTCCAGGCTCGGACGATGTATCGCATGGTCCGGCAGTCGGTCGAGGCGAGCCCGCAGCTATCGAAGCGGCTCGAAGTCGTCGACTCGCGGAGCATCATCCGGAACCGCGAGACCGGGAAAGAGATCCGATGCCTGTCCTCCGACTCGTGGCGGAATGAAGGCTTAAACGGTTCGGTGATCCTGGACGAGATCCACAGCTTCCGCTCGCCCGACCTGGTCGACGCGTTGATCTACGCGACCCGTGGCACGGCGAACGGTCTCGTGATCTCGATCTCAACGGCGGGCTCCGATCGAAACGGGATCGGCTGGCGTTGGTGGCAGGACTGCGAGCTGGTGATCAAGGATCCGAAGGCGAACCCGACCTTCTACGGTCTGATCTACGCGGCCGACGAGGACGACGACTTCTCCGACCCGAAGGTCTGGCGGAAGGCGAACCCTTCGATGGGGATCGCGTTCCCCGAGGACGAGTTCGCGGCCGACTACCAGGACGCGACGACCGACCCGCGGAAGATGTCGAAGTTCCTCCGCTACTCGCTCAACGTCTGGCAGGCCGGCGACTCGCGCTGGTTCGTCCCTCCGCTCGACTGGTCGGCCTGCTCCGCCGGTCCGCTCGATCCGACCGAGGGCCGGCCGTGCTGGGTCGGCGTCGACCTGGCGTCTAATCTCGACATGACGGCGGCCGCGTTCGTGTTCAAGGAGTCGGACGGCTCCTATTCGGTCGAGTGGAAATACTGGGTCCCACGCGAGACCGTGGCCGACCGCGTCCGCGAAGGGATCCCCTACGACTCTTGGATCCGCGACGGCTGGGTGACCGTCACCGACGGACACCGGCTCGATCACGAGAGCGTCGCTCGCGACATCATCGCGTATGGCGAGACCCACGAGATCAAGGCCGTGGGCTGCGACCCTTGGCAGGCCGGAGCCCTCGAGACGCTGCTCCAGCGTGAAGGGATCACGACGAAGGACATAGCGCAAAAAACGTCGACGCTCAACTCGCCATGCAAACTCCTCGAGGCCCTGGTCGTCGAGAAGCGGCTCCGCACGGGCGGGAATCCGGTCGCCCAGTGGAACGCAAACAACGTTTGCGTCTACACCGACCCCACCGGGATGATCAAGCCGGACAAGGCGAAGTCGACCGAGAAGATCGACGGTGTCGCGGCTCTCGTGAATGCCCTCGCGCTCGCGTCCACCGACGAGGACACGGGGACCGGCCGGAGCCTCGACGAGTGGCGGATCCGCGTCCTGTAGCGAGATTCTGCCCGGCAGGCCGCTGGGATATTGGCGGGCACCGTCCACGAGGTCGCCGCCCGTGCCCGAAAAGAAGCCCAGCCGCAAGCCGACCGCCAATGGAGGCCGCGGCAGCCGCCGCCGCTCCCCGGCGAAGGCCGCCGCGGCCGCTCGCGTTATCTCGTTTCGGTCGACCTCGCTCGGGTCGCCCTACGCGTTCGGAGCGATCTCTCCGGGGAACATCGGACCCGAGACCGCGATCCGCGTCTCTAGCATCTTCGGCGTCGTCCGCTGGATCGCCCAGGCTGTCGCGATCTGCCCGGTCCAGATCATGCGGCACCGGCCAGACGGCCGCCGCGAGAAGGCCGACATCCCGGCCGCCTACACGCTCCGCAAGCGGCCAAACCGCTGGCAATCGGCGTTCGACTTCTACCTGCTGCAAGCCTACTGGGCGGCCCTCCACGGGAACGGCTACGCGAGGATTCTCTCCGGCGACCGCGGCTGGATGTCGCAGCTCGTGCCCATGCACCCGTCGCGGGTGAAGGTCGAGCAGCTCGACGACTACTCGCTGTCTTACAAGTTCTGGACGGACCGCGGAGTGTGGGAGACGATCCCACAGGAGCAGGTCCTTCACTGGAAGTGGATCAGCGACAACGGAATCGTCGGGCACGCTCCGGCCGAGATGTGCGCGACCTCGATCCGCCTGGCTCAGAAGCTCGACACCGCGGCGACCGCGTTCTGGGACAACTCCGCCCGGCCCGACATGGTCCTCGAGACCGACGAGCGAATCCCCGACGAAGCGGTCGACGCTCTTCGCGAGTCGCTCCACCAGGTCTACGGCGGAGCCGAGAACCGCGGGAAGGCCGCCGTCCTCCCGAAGAAGACGCGACTGAAGCCGATCGACTCAAACTCGATGGAGGCGTCGCAGTTTCAAGAGCTGCGAGACGCGATCCTGCCTGACGTGTGCCGTCACTGGGGCGTCCCTTCGACGCTCCTCGGCGACGCGAAGATGAATAAATATTCGACGGTCGAGCAGGAGCATCTCTCCGCGCAGGTTTGGTGTTTGCTTCCATGGGCTCGCCGCATGGAGTCGCCGATCGACATGGCGCTTCAGCCGGTCTACGGCGAGGACGTATACGCGAAGCTCGACACGCGAGGGATCCTCCGGGCCGACACGGCCGGCCGGGCCGCCCTGTATCAAACGCTCTGGAACCTCGGATCAATCACGCCGAACGAAATAAGAGACAGGGAAGACTTCGAGCTGCTCGACACTCCGGCTGCGAATCAGACCTTCGTCCAGCTCGGCTTCTCGACGCTCGACGCCGCGGCCGCTCAGGCCGGGGCCGCCGGAGGCGAGCCGCTGCCGTCAGTCGCCGAGGACTCGCCGGACGACCAGTCGTCCGAAGGCGAGAGCGTCGACCAGGCCGGCGGGTTCGCTCTCGGCCAGTACGTCTACTTCGACGGCGGCGAGGGAACGATCGAGCACCTGATGACCGACGGCGTCCTCGGTGTCGAAGGGTCGCCCTTCGCAATCTCCGCGTCGCCCGACTCGCCGGCCGCCTCGGTTCGCATTCACGACGACGGGCAGGCGACCGAGTTCACGGTCGGGAAGCGAGTCTCGGACCTGTCGGCGGATCCCATGGACGGAGGCGAGAACGATGTCGCAAGTTGAGACCCGCTATCTGGCCCAGGCTGGCGACCCGGACATCGAGCTGCGGCTGGAGACCCGCGACGACGGCCGGCCGCAGATCGTCGGCATGGCCCCGCCATGGAACAAGTGGTCGGTAGACCTGGGCGGATTCAAAGAACGCTTCATGCCAGGAGCGTTCCGGAAGTGGCTCGACCGCTCGCCGAACGATCCGCGAGGGGCCGCCGACGTGGTCGCGAAATACAACCATATGGACTCCGCCGTCCTCGGCCGGACGACGAACGGCACGCTCCAGATCCAAGAGAACGAGAAGGGCCTCGTGTTCCGGGCGACTCCTCCGGTCGGCACGCCGACGACGGCCGAGGTCCTTCCGCTGATCAGGGAAGGCTATATCTTCGGCTCGTCGTTCGCGTTCTCACTGCCCGACCCGCGAGGCGAGACCTGGGACGAGGATCCCGCCGGCAACGTCACGCGGACGATCACCGACGCGGCGATCTTTGACGTAAGCCCAGTAACACACGCCGCGTATCCAAACAGTTCCGTCGGCCTTCGGTCCCTGTCGGCCTGGCGCGAAGCCCGAGGGCTCGTCCACCACAGGGCCGAGGGCCGCGGGCTCGTGATCTCGCTCGACTACGACCGGACGTTCACAGCGGCCCCTGGCCTGTGGCGGTCGTTCGTCGGCATGGCGACGGCAGCGGGTAACCGCGTTGTCTGTATCTCGCGACGCGAGGCGACCGACGAGAACCGCGAGGAGCTGCGGCTCGCGTTCGCGGACCTCGAGGTCGGCGACCTGATCCTTTGCGGGGCCGACACCCGGAAGCGCGACGCGGCCGCCCAGGCTGGGATCGCGGTCGACGTGTGGGTCGACGACTACCCCGAGGGAATCGTGGCGGCCCCGGCTCCTGCGGCTCGCTCGTTCAAGGTCTCGACACTCGCTGGATCGAAGGCTGCCGCCGCGGCCGCCGTCGCCCGAATGCGAATCAACGCCGGCTAACACGAGGACGCTATGCCTTCCGCTCTGACCGTTTCCGGACTCCTCCGGATCGACTGCGATCTGACGAACACGCTCACCGTCGGGGCCGTGTCGGACTCTTCCGTCGTGCTGGAGAATATCGCCTTCGCGAACGGGACCGGCGCGAGCCAGGCGAATATCTACATCAGGAAGTCGGGCAGCGTCGCCACCTCCGGGACCGATACGACCACGCTGTCGTCGGTGACGGTGCCGACCCAGTCGGGCACGACCTACACCGCGTCGATCGACAAGGTCCGACTGCTCTATGTGAAGAACACAAGCGCGGCCCAGTTCCTCGGGATCATGCTCGCCGACTCGTCGTCGACTCCTTACTGGAGCGCCGAGGTCCATCCCGGCGGCGTCCTGCTCTGGTCGGTCGGTGTGTCGAATGTCGAGGGCTCAGCGACGGCGACTCCGGTCGACAAGGTGATCGCGTATTCGATCTCCGGCAACACGCTGGCGGCCACCTACGACATGGTTCTCGTCGGAACGAAGACATGAGCCTATGCACGACCTGCGGCGGCCGCTGCCGCGTCGAGTCGAGCAAGCGGGCCGGCGACCGCCAGGTCCGTTACGTCGAGTGTCAGAGCTGCCGGCAGCGTCGCCGACAAGTGGTCCCGGCCGATCAAGTCTGGAGGCGGAAGCGATGAGCATCACGACCGTTCCGATCACCGAGGCCGTCGACCAGTCGGGCCTCCTCGACAAGATCACGACGTACATCGCGGCGGCGAAGGTCGCGGCCGCCGACGGCCTGACCTGGTCGGAGTTCGGCGAGCTGCTCCTCGCGCTCCTTCGGCTTGTCGTCTCGGCCCTCGACTCCGTGGCGACGCTCTCCGGAAAGGAGAAGAAGGCCCTCGCCCTCGACGCGGTCGCCAGGCTCTTCGACGCGGTCGCCGACTACGCGGTCCCGGTGACGCTCTATCCGATCTGGCTCGTGGCCCGCCCGGCCGTCCGGTCGCTGGTCCTGGCTCTCGCGGGCGGCGTGATCGAGCAGCTCCTTCCACTCGCGAGGCTCGCCCGATGATCGTCGCCCTCCTGATCGCTGCCGCGGCTTATGCGTTCGCCGGCGACAAGTTGAACAAGTACGTCGGCGACGTGTCGCTGCCGACCCTCGAACGGCGACACGTCGTCGGGGCTGCCCTGCTCGCGGCGGCCGCGTTCGCGTGGGGCTCGTCCGCTCCGCCGTCCCCGGCTCCGCAGCCGGCCCCCGGCCCGGCCCCCGGCTTCTCGCTCCGCGGGACGTTCGTCGGCCCCGACGCCTCGGCAGACGCTGCGACCGTGTCGGCCCTGATGGAGGAGTTGGCCTCAGAGATCGAATGGGATTCGATGCAGGCCGAGCCGCTGATCCGGACCGGCGTCGCCGTCGACGATCTCCGGCAGCGTGCCCGCGAGCTGCGGTGCCGAGGAGTCTCTCTCGGGGAGAAGCATCCGCGAGCCCGCGAGGCGATCAAACAACACCTGGACGCGACGGCCGGCACGTCCGGCGGTCCGCTGACTCCGGCCCAGCGGTCCGCGTGGGTCGCCGCATACAGAGACATCGCGAGGGCTGCCGCCGATGCCTCGCGCTAACGCTCTTCGCTGGCTCGCTGTCGCCCTGCTCCTGGGGCTCGCGGCCGCCGCGATTGTCGCCGGCCTCGGCCGAGGCCCCGGCCCTGCCGGTTGGCCGGGCGATGAAAACTTCGGCTACCGTCCAGACCCGCAAGGCGTCGAGCGATTCCTCGCGGAGCTGCCCCAGCCGCTGTTTCGCGACGCCGGAGCCGAGACGGTCCGCGAGGCGAAAGGCGTCGACACGTTCCTCTATCGCTCCGCGGTTCGCGCTCACCTGGCTCGCTACGGAAAGCCCTGGGTTTGCGAACGCCAGGGAATCGGGGATTGTGTTTCCTGGGGATGGGCTCACGGAGTCTGGATCGCCCAGGCCGTCGACTGGGAGACCGGTCGCCTGGCCGAGCCTCCGTCGTTCCCGAGCACCGAGGCAATCTATGGAGGCTCTCGCGTCGAGGCCCGAAACAAGGCCGAAGGGACTGGCGGCTGGTCCGACGGATCCTATGGGGCCGCCGCGGCTCGCTGGGTCCGCGACTGGGGCGTGATCTATCGCGAGAAGTTCGAACGCTACGATCTCACGAACTACTCCGCCGACCGTGCGAAGCAGTGGGGAAACTACGGATGTGGCGGCCAGGGAGACGGCGGGAAGCTCGACGCGATCGCGAAGAAGCACCCGGCCGCCCATGTCGCGCTCGTGACCACCTGGGCCGAGGCGGCCGCCGCGATCGAGGCCGGGTTCCCCGTGCCTGTGGCCTCGATGCAAGGATTCGCGAGCACGACCGACGCTCAGGGCTACGCGGCCGCGTCCGGCCAGTGGGCTCACCAGATGTGTTTCGTCGCGGTCCGCTACCAGGCGAACGGATCACCGTCGGACGCTCTCCTGTGTTTGAATAGCTGGGGACCCCGATGGATCACCTACCGCGGCAAGTTCCCGGCCGACCAGCCGGACGGCTCGTTCTGGGTAACGCGGCCCGTCGTGGAATCCATGCTCCGGGCGAAGGACTCATTCGCGGTCGGCTCGGTCAGTGGCTTCGGCTGGCGCGATCTCCACAACGGAAACTGGCTGACGCCGGCCCCGCCCGAAACGATCGCCGACTGGTTCGCTCCGCACACGTTCACACTCGCCCCGTGAGGATCGCCATGGATCGCCGCACGCTCGCCGCCGTCGCTGTCGCCCTGATCGTCGGCTACTGGCTCGCCTCGCCGCACGACATTACGCCGAAGCCCGCCGACCGGCCGGTCGTGCGGTGGATCGCCAGGGCCGCTCGGAGCCTGCTCTGGGTCGCCCTCCTGGCCGAGAAGCCTCCCGAGGAGCCGCAGCCCGACCACCACGTCGCCAGGGCCGCGAACGTCGGAGACGACGGCTATCCGATCATCCACAACGGAAGGGGCTGGTGATGCTCTCCGGAATCTGGAATGCCCTGATCGCCTTCCTGGTCTGGCTCTCGTCGGACCCGAGGTCCGTCGACCTCGAGGCCCCGAAGGCCGCCGCGGCCGTGTCGGCCGCTCGGGCTTCGATGCTCGTCGACGCTCCGGCTCCGCCGTCGCCGACGCCGCAAGCCTGCGACTGCGGGAAGACGTGCGTCCGCGGAGTGTGGAAGCCCGACGGACGGATCGAGCAACGCTGCGGCTGTAAGTGCTCGCGATGCGTCGCGGAGCGTGCGAAGACATGCACGTCGGGGACGTGTCGCTGACCGTCCTACGATAGAACGCTCCGCGAGATTCTGCCGCGGCCGGCTCTCATATCGTGATGTTCGGTAAGGACACCACACGAACACGAAGGGACTCCCCATGCCGTCGCCACGACTCGCTCGCCTCCAGGACGAAGCCGCCCAGATCGCAACCGAGATCGAGACCCTCCGCTCGGTCGAGCCCTCGAACGACGAGGAGCGGACCCGGATCGAGGAGCGGCTCGCGGGCCTGATCGCGAAGGCCGACATCGTGTCGAAGGACGCCGGCAGTGAGCGTGACCTCGACGACAAGCTCGCCGGCCTCCGGAAGGTGACCGGCTCGGCATCGTCGCCGAAGGTTGCCGAGAAGGCCGCCGTCGAAGACTTCCAGGAGCCCGCCGACGTGCGGAGCGGGATCAAGCTCTTCAGCTCGCGGCGTGCTGCCGAGGCCGTCGGCTCGTACCTGAAGGCCCTCTACACGGGCGAGACCCGAGCGATGGGCGAGACCTCCAGCACCTACGACGGGATCGGAGCCGAGTACGTCTATAAGGAGCTGTACGGCGCGATCGTCAACCGGCTCCAGTACGCGTCGGTCGCTCTCCAGCTCGCGACGGTCGTCCGGCCCCGCGGCCAGAAGATCGACTTCCCGAAGGTCGGCGACGCGACCGCGTCGCTCGTGGCCGAAGGGACCGCGACGACCGATCAGGACCTTGTGTCCTCGGTCGGTGCCCTGACCATGTACGAGATGCGTGGATCGGTCGCGATCTCGCGAAGCCTGATCGAGGACTCGCCGCTCGACGTGGCCGGCCTCGTGGCCGAGCGGTTCGCCCTGGCCTACGCTCAGAAGATGGACTCCCTCTGGCTCGCGGGCCAGGCGTCGAACCCGACGATCGGCGGCCTCGCGGCTGGCGTCGCGGCTGGCAACACGATCACCGTCGCGGCCGGCTCCACGGCGACGAGCCTCGCGAACCTGGCCGACGTTGTCGGCAAGGTCGACGAGACCGTGATGGGGACCGCCTCGTGGGTCTGCTCGCGTGCTGGCTGGGTCGACCTGATGAAGATCTGGTCCGCTCAGCAGACGACCCTCACGGTCGGCGGCGGTCGGGTGGTTCCGACCATCTTCGGTGCCCCTGTTTACCTCGTGAAGGGTCTCCCCTCCACGACGCTCGCCCTCTACGGCGACTTCTCGATGTCGACGGTGGTCGGCCTGAAGGACAGCGGCCTCGAGATCGAAGCGGGCCGCGAGATCCTGATGCGGAACCGCCAGGTTCTCTACGTCGCGAACACCCGGTTCGGCGTGAGCAACCACGCTCCGGAGTTCGTGGGTCGCCTCGCGAAGGCCTGACCCTCGACGATGTGATTCTCGGGGGCCGGGGCTGGCAGGGATGCCGGCCCCGGCTCTCTCTCTATAGGGACCTCCGGAGGCGAGCATGGCGAAGCCCGACACGATTCGCGTCCTTCAGTGGCCTATCGTCGAGCCCGTCTCGCTCACCGAGGCGAAGGCTCAGGTCTCGCTCGCCCAGGACCAGACCGAACACGACCGATTCCTCCTGGATAAGATCGCGGCCGCCCGGCGACTGATCGAGCGGCGTCTCTCGGTCACGCTCGTCGCGACCCAGTATCGGGCGACGTGGCAGACGGGCGGCGACGTGCTCGACCTGCCGGCCCCTCCGGTCCTGATCTCGGCCACCTACCCGATCACCGTCACCGTCGACGGCGTCGCGCTGTCGGCCTCCGACTACGAGGTCGACCAGGACGCGTTCCCGGCGACCCTGACGCTCGACACCCCGACGACCGGGAAGGTCGTCGTCGTCTACTGGGGAGGCGTCGCTCCTGGTGGCGTGATCGAGCCCACGATCCGCTCGGCTCTCCTGGCCTATGTGAACCACCAGTTCGAGAACCGCGGCCTGTTGAACACCGAAGGCGGCGGCGAGCTGCCCCAGGCCTTCGAGACGCTCCTCGCGGCCAGCTCGTGGAACGGAGGCTGGTAATGGCACGAGCTGCCGGCCGCTATCGCGAAGTCTTCGTCCTGGAGCGACCCGTCCGCACGCGAAACGCGGCCGGCGGGACCGTCGAGACCTGGGAGACGGTCGCGACGATCTTCGGATCCTACGAGGCAACGAGCTACAACGAGCAGGCCCGACGCGGCCAGGTCGGCGGCGGGATCTCGGCCACGGTCTACACGCGTTACCGCTCCGGGCTGGCAGGCGACCAGCGGCTCCGCTGGCTCGCCCGCGGCGACCGGCTGCTCTACATCTCGGCCGTCGTCGAGCAGGGGAACCGCGAGGACCTGGAGCTGACCGTCGAGGAGCAGGTCGCATGATCTCTATTTCGTGGAGCGACATGGGCGGCCAGATCGGTGAGCTGATGAAGCGATACGACGAGCTGCCGCGAAGTGTCGCGAAGAAACACCTACAAGCCGCCATGAAGCGGGCCGGGAAGGATGCCGTCAAGATCCTGAAGGCCAACACGCCGAAGGGCGGCGGCCGCCGAGTGAAGGCCGCCGTCGTCCGTGGCGAGCTGAAGGATAACTACAAGCGGCGCGGCGGATCACTACGAAAGGCTGCGACGTTCACCGCGAAATACATCGGCCGGAATAAGGACGGCAGCGTCGTCGGAGTGGTCGGATACAAGTACGGTTTCGAGTCGCGAAAAGCGATCTGGCTGGAGTTCGGTACGAGTCGCGGGATCGAGCCGCGAAAGATCATCGATAAAACGCTCGCGGCCTCACGATCGGTCGTCCTCGCCAAGCTAGAGGTCGAAATGGCTGCGGCCCTCGACAGGGCCGTCGCCGAGGCAAACTCGCCTATGCGACCAGGCATGTCGAAACGCGGCCTCGCGGCCGGCGTCGCCCCACGATAGGAAAAACATGAGCACCCCGCACGTCTGGCTAAAGGAAGCGATCGAGGACGCCACGTCGGCCACGGCATGGCCGGTCGGCATGACCGGCACCCAGTCGCCTCCCTTCACGATCTACGCCCGCGAGGCGACGAGCCGCGAGCAGGTCCTCGCCGACACGTTCGACGACACCCCGGCCGCCGACCAGGTGAACCCTGTCGCCCGGTTCCTGGTGGCGGTCTACGCCGACGACTACGTCCAGGCCTGGACGCTCGCCGGCCAGATTACCGCGGCGATCCACAAGTTCGCCGGCACCGCCGACGGGACGACGGTCGAACACTGCCTGGTCCTGGACGAGCGAGACGGTCAGCCCGACTACCTCGAGGGCCGCGAGACGCCGACGTATACGGTCGAGCTGTCCGTCGAGATCCGCTGGGCCGAGTGAGATTCGCCCCGCACGTCACCCCATAAAATCGACCACGTCCGACACAGGAGCCGACTATGCCGCTATCCACGCTGACCTCGCCAGGCCCGACGATCCCGTCCGGTGCGAAGACGATCTCCCTAAAGGATATCGAGACTTCCGGCGCGACCGCGAAGGAAGACGTGACGGTCCTCGGGGACTCGACGCGACAGTATGCGGCCCCTCCGCTGGTCGAAGGCGGGACGAACACCGCGACGAAGACGGTGTCCGTTTCGGGCAACCTGAAGAGCGACACCACGCTCGCGATCACGGCTGCCGCCACTACGACCGGCTGGATCTGCGAGTCGTTCGAGAAGTCTTACGAGGTCGGTAAATACGCGACGTTTTCGGTCGAGTTCTCCTACTATCCGCCCACGACGTAAGGAGCTGTAGAAGTGCCAGATCCCGTAACATTCACCAGCTCGCAGGGGTTCAACGCGTTCGGCGTTTCCGGCGCGACGAAGGTCTCCGTGAAGGTCTCGCGGAAGTCTGACGTGACGCCGCAGCTCGACGCCTCGACGCTGTCGATCGCTCACGGCGGGACTCGCGTCTACGAGAACGGCCTGACGGATAACGGCCAGAACTCAAACTCCGGAACGATCGTGACGGTGACGATCGACGGCCTGGGGGGCACGAAGCCCACGAAGGGGACCACGATCACGGCCGAGGGGGTCACCTGTAAGTGTATGGACTCCACGAGCGACGACGCTGTCGGCGAGCTGAAGAAGTGGTCCGCCAACTACACGAGCGACTACGCGGCTTGACGTAAGGGAGGCCGGTCACGATGCCGACTCCTTCGTCGCAGGGATCAAGCTGTAGTTTCAACGGTCAAACACTTGGCCGAATGACGCGGTTCCGAGTCTCTCCAGGTGCCGCCGTGTTCGTCGAGAAGACGAACATCACGAGCGAGGTCGTCGGCTCCGGCGCGAACGCCCGGATCGTGAAAACCTACGACTGTGTCGCGATTGATCCGGGGACGGTCGAGGTCACACTTTACGGGTGCCCTCCTTACACGAACGCCCAGATCGGCTCCCGTGGGACCGTTTCGGTGTCGTTCGAAGGTGGGTCGCTGTCGAGACCGGCTTACCTCGAGACCTTCGATGTGACCGGCAGCGTCGGCGAGTTTCTCGTGGGCCAGGCCGTTTTCAAACTGACAGGTGAGGGACAATGAGCCTCCTCGACAATATCTCCGAAACGCTCCTCGTGAATCCGCCCGGCTATAGCGAGCCGGTCTACTTCCGCTATCCGGCCTTCGCCGAATGGCACAGCCTGGCGATGGCTCACCGGGACCTCGACGGCGGCGCTCCTCCAGCCGAGCTGATCGTGAAGACGCTCACCACCTGCCTCTGCGACGCGAGCGGAAAGCCGCTCGGGGCCGAGGCGTCGAAGGTCATGCTCGCGAGCCACCGTCGCGTGATGTGGCTCTACAAGAAGGCCTGGGTGACGGTCCTCCTGTCCGACGACCAGGTCGTGGGAGAGATCGAAAAAAACTAAGAAGCCAGACGGGACGCGTCGACCGATTCGTCTACCGTCTGGCGGCCCACTTAGGGATCGGAAACGTTGAAACATGGAAACGCGAACTAACTCTCGACCAGCTCCACAAGTGGATCGCGTACTACCGCGTCGAGCCATTCGGCGAGGACTGGCTCCGGGAGGCACGGGCGACCATGTTCACGATCGCGGCCCTCGGTGCGAAGCCGGGGTCCGATTTCGTGGATATCTTCCTTCCGAACTATGACCCCGACCGGGAGATGACCGAGGACGAGATCACGGAGAAGCTGAAGGGCTGGACCAAGGAAGGAGGCTAGTGTGGCGTCGATCGGAAAAGTGTCGGCCGTATTCACCGCGTCCACGTCCGGCCTCACGTCCGGAGTGAAGGCCGCCTCCTCGTCGCTCCGTGGCCTGTCTTCCGACGCTCGCGGCCTTCAGTCTTCAATGAATGCCCTGACGGCCGTCGTCGGCGCTCAGCTTTTCACGTCGGTCGCGTCCGGAGCTGCGGCCGCCGCGTCGGCGATTGCTGGCCTCGCGTCTTCGGCTGTGTCGTCTATATCGACGGCTGTCAACGCGGCGACTTCGCTCGGAGAGGAGACAAGTAAGTCGGCGGTTATTTTTGGCGGGGCCGCTTCCGAGATCCAGAAGTTCGCGGATAACTCAGTCGCGATCGGGCTCTCCCGGCAGGCAGCCCTCCAGGCAACCGGCAGTTTCGGAAACCTCTTCACGGCCATGGGGTTGGGAAGCAACCAGGCGGCGGAATACGCGACGACCATGACGGCCCTCGGTGCAGACCTTGCGTCGTTTAACAATGCGACGGTCGAAGAGTCGGTGCTCGCTATTGGAGCGGCCCTCCGTGGAGAAGCCGAGCCCATCAGGCGGTTCGGAGTTCTGCTCGACGAGGCGACGCTGAAACAGGCCGCCCTTTCCGCCGGCCTTATCTCGTCGACGAGTAGTTCGCTGACACCGGCGATTAAGGCCCAGGCCGCCTACGCCGCGATCCTCCAGCAGACCACGAAGGCACAGGGCGACTTCGCCAGGACTGGCGACTCGCTCGCGAACCTGTCGCGAGTCATTCAAGCCCAGACCTCCAATATCTTTACAGACATCGGGTCCGCATTCGAGCCCTTGTATCAGTCGATCGCGAGCGCCACGAGCCAGGTGCTGACCGCTGTCGGCCCGATCGTCGGGCAGATCGCGGCAGGGATAGAGGTCGCCGTCCAGCGGATCTCGGCCGCAATTCAATCTCTCGTTCCGTCGTTTTTGCAGTTTGTCGGGACCTTTGACGGAGCAAACGTCGGGCAGGCGATCGGCGACGGGATCCTCGCCGGGGCTCGGTTCCTTGCTGGGGTCGGCGACTTCCTGATTGCCAATCTCGGCTCGACGTTTTCCTACCTGTCGCAGGTCGGGCAGCAGTGGGGAGACGTTTTTGGATACGCACAGTCGACCGCCAACGCCTTCGTCGGGGCCTTCAAGATTTTCGAGTTTGTCGGGAACACGATCGGCGGCGCTATTAGTGACAT